CCACCGAAGTCAAGCATAATCTCCTCAGGCTCTATTTCAGCCAATCTTTGCCTAATGAGATGGATATTTATGAAGAATAGATCCGTAGGATATGAAAATAGGGCTATTTAGCATTTTAAGGCGATTCTAGGGCATATCTGCCTTTGAGTAGTACTATCTATCCAAAAAGGGGTAGAGTGTCTTAAAACGCTTCTAAATGCCCTTTAATTAGATTGCATGAATTTTTCCGAATTATTCATGCAGATTTGCCAAAGTCGGTAGCGAAACGCTGCCAATATCCGAATTAGTGTCACTAATATTACAAAATATGTGACAAAGTAAGGGGTAATTCGGTTAATTGTTGTAACATTATTAGGGCATATATGTTACTGATTTATATAGGATTGTAACAAAATTTGTTAATTCTTTAAATTGGGCTTGTTATATCTTGTAACATATAAAAGTTAAAAATGTTACAAAATAGATGCAAATGAATATAATTCGGTAGTAATACTACGCTATTATCAAAAAATGTAAACTCTGCAAGTTTTGATAGTGTTCACGAAACCGTGAACGGAGATAAAAAATGAACTGTTGTATAAAATGCAACGATTACTCAATCGACTGAGTAATTTTACTCAAAGTAAAATAGTAAAGCTATTATTTTACTTTATCAATCAAAAAGTAAATATAAAACTTGACAAATGAGCCGTAAATGATTGACAATCGGCTCAAGAATGATTGATAAAGTGCCTTATAAAGCACAAAAGCATATCAGAATGTGCATTTTATGACGCATTATGCACTCATTAGTGTCAAATAATGCACTTTATGGTGGATATCCCCTACTTTCCTATAAAACGAAAAGGATTAGCTTTGTCTTGAGCAAACCAAAATTTTTAATTTATTTCTATGGAAGTAACCACCAATGTTGTCTTTGAGGTACTAAACAACTCAAAGAAGAGAATCTCTGTTATGCAAGGAGGTACGAGGTCAGGAAAGACTTACAATGTGCTTACCTGGTTTATAGTTAAGCTTTTGCAAGAAAGAGGTAAAACCCTAACAATTTGCCGTTCATCCCTACCAAGCATCAAGGGATCGGTCATGAGGGATTTTATTGAGATACTATCGAAGTATAAACTATACTCGGAGGAGAAGCACAACAAATCAGAGAACTTATACTTCCTTAATGGCAATACGGTAGAATTTGTATCTACAGACCAACCGCAGAAGATTAGAGGTCGTAAAAGGCACTATCTGTTTATTAACGAGGCAAACGAGGTTAACTACGAATCTTGGATGCAGTTAGCCCTAAGAACTACGGATAAAATCGTACTTGACTATAATCCTTCCGATTATTACTCTTGGATTTACGATAAGGTCATTCCTAGAGAAGATACCGACTTTACCATCACGACTTATAAGGATAATCCGTTTTTAGATAAAACCATTATTGCCGAGATTGAAAGATTAAAGGATGCTGACCACGAATACTGGAGAGTTTATGGATTAGGGGAAAGAGCAATTAGTGAAGCTACGATTTATAGCCATTGGAGAAGAAGAAGGAACTTCCCTGAAGGTGGAGATGTTTTCTATGGCCTTGACTTTGGTTATAACAACCAGACTGCCCTTGTAAGGTGTAAGAACTTCGATGGTGACATTTATGTCGAGCAACTAATATACGATACCAAGATGTCAACCTCACTCCTAATAGACCGCTTAAAGTCTATGGGGCTATCTCGTAGAGATGAAATATTCGCAGATGCTGCCGAACCCAAAACAATAGCCGAGGTAAACAAAGCAGGGTTTAATTTAAAGTCTGCTACCAAAGATGTGTTCGCAGGAATTAATAAGGTTAAATCATTCCCATTGTTTATAAAATCAGAATCTTTAGATTTGTTAGATGAGATTAAAAACTATAAGTGGAAAACGGATCATGATGGCAACACAATGGATGAGCCTGTTAAGTTTCGTGACCACTTGATGGATGCTATGCGTTATGCCATATACTCAAAATATGCGAAAGCAAAAAGAGGATGGGTGGTTTAGGTTAAAAATTTGTTACTTTTGTAAAAATATCATATAGTGAAGTTAACGGACATACTAAGTGCGGTTAATCCTTTTAAACAAAAGGCAGCCCCTAGAAAAAATACGAACCTTAATAACCCATTTGGTGATTTTGGTGGTTTAATAGGCGGTAGAACGCTTTACCCAAATTTAGACTATGCCAAGTTCGTACAGGATTACGATAACAATAGCGAAGTCTATTCTATCATCAAGCGTATCTCAAAAACAATCTCTACAGTTCCATTTTATGTTTATAAGGTTAAGAGCAAGAAAGACTTGAACACTTATAAATCTATGATGGCTAACGCATCAAGTGGGGCAGATATTGCTCGTGCGGAGTTAGTAAGGATTAAAGCAGTTGATGAGATTGCTGATAGTCCACTAAACAAATTATTAGAAAGACCGAATCCATATCAATCATTCTCTGAGTTCATCGAGAATATCATTGGCTATAAACTTATTACAGGCAACTCTTATATCTGGGCGAATAGACTCTCCAATGGTAAGGTTGCCGAACTAGTTACTCTCCCATCCCAATATGTCGCTATCATTAGCGATGGTACTATCAATGGGGTTGAAGGCTACTCTTTCACATTAGTTGGGTGGGATCAGTTGGATGCTAAAGATGTAATCCACTTAAAATACTTCAACCCCTACTTCAACACTAATGGACAACAACTATATGGACTATCGCCTTTACAAGCTGCTTACAGAACTGTTCAACGCAGTAACGATGCTAAGGATACTTCAGTAGGTATGTTGCAGAATCAAGGGCCTAAGGGTATCTTGTATGCAGATGAATCAAATGATTTCGGCCCTGAACAAGCTGGTAAGTTAAAAGAAGATTTCTACAATCAGTACGGAACTAAAACGCAAGGAGGCATTATTCAAAATGCTGGTAAGATTTTAATTGCAGGTGCTAAATTAGGTTGGGTTAATATGGGATTATCTCCTGTTGACCTTCAGTTGTTAGAATCAGAGAAGATTACACTTCGTGAGTTGTGTAATGTGTACGGAGTTAACTCTGCACTATTTAACGATCCTGATAACAAGACTTACAATAACATGAAAGAGGCTAAAAAGGAAATGCTTACTCAAGTAGTACTTCCTGAATTAGTTTTGATTCGTGATGCGTTTAATAGATTCTTTGAAGGTGAGATTGGACAAGGATACTATATCGATTTCGATATTACTGTGTTCCCAGAGTTACAAGAGGATATGAAAGAGTTATCTGCTATCCTTTCTCAATCATGGTGGATTACACCTAACGAAAAAAGACAAGCAATGAGATACGATACTGTTCAAGATGATGTCATGAACGCTATCTACATACCTGCTGGTTACTTACCTATCGATGAGTTAACAATGTTGCAGAATCCAAGAGATGCACAACAACAAGGAGATTATAATTTGCCTCCTGTAAAATAATATGGATGTCCAAGATATTACAACCTTCTCAGCAATTCAATTTGCAACAAACCATAGCGAGGAAGTCCATCACGGAGTTTAGGCCACAAATAGAAAAGGCCTTACAAAGTGATTTTAACAAAGCTGCGGAGTTGGTAAAAGAGATGGGGGTATTCCAACTAGCTAACTATAACAAGACATTTTTCAACCAAGATAAGATTAGCAATATTTTACGAACTTTGTACGAAGGTACTGGTGGCTATACTGCTATGAGGTATCAAAAGATATTTGACAAGTATAAGAAAGCTGAAGATTTTGACCTTGATCCGTTAAACATAATGGATGAGTGGTTAGCGTTTATGTTGTCCTACTGGGTTTCAATTAGTGGCCCAAAAATGTACGGAATACAAAACACAACAGATAACGAGATAGCAAGGATACTAAATAATGTTATTGCTTATGGAAGGGCTAATAACCTTTCTACAAACGAAACAAACGCAATGGCTATTCAGCTTCTTAGAGAAGGCAAGATAAATGTTTCAAGGAGTTTATTAATAGCAAGAACAGAATCTCATCAAGCTTTAAGCACAGGTGCGATTGGGGCAACACAAGGAATTAATATACCTTTGCTAAAACAATGGGTTCACGCTGAATATGTTGGTAGTCCAAGAACTTGGCATCTAGCATTAGATAGGCAAACGAACCCTGATGATGGTGGAGTAAGAATACCTGTGAATCAACCATTCATGGTAAACACTCCTAACTACGGTGTAATTGAAATGCAATATGCACATGATGCAAGTGGTGGAGCAGCGAATAACTGCAACTGCCGATGCTGCACGGTGTATGTCGCTTAAACAAATAAATATGAGTAATTTTTATAACAAGAAGTCGATTGAAGGTTCTCCAATAGACATGGAGGATGGAAGTAGAGTTATTACTATGTACTACTCTGCTTTTGGTAATGTAGATTCCGATGGTGACGTAATTACACCAGGTGCTTTTACTAAGACACTAAAGGAAAATGGCCCACAAGCTAAGAACAGAATTTGGCATTTAATGAACCACTCTACAGACAAGCCTATTGCTAAACCATATGAGATGATGGAAGATGCTTATGGTTTAAAGGCAAGTGTTAAATTACCTAATACAACATTAGGCAACGACTTGTATGAGTTATATAAAGATGGTCATATTACAGAACATAGTATCGGATTTCAGACTATTAAGTCACAAGCGAAATCAGGGTACAATGAAATCAATGAAATAAAATTGTTTGAGGGAAGTTCAGTATTGTGGGGCGCAAACGCAAATACACCAACAGTTGGAGTTAAAAGTCAGATTAAGTCAACTCTAGTTGATGAGATGGGTAAAACCATTAAGTCATTGAGAAATGGACATTTTACTGATGAAACTTTTGAGTTGTTAGAACTTAAACTTAAGCAATTACAACAATATCTATCTGAGATGGAAGATGAAGAGTCAATCTCTCCTGAGCCAACCGCTGAAGAAGCATTGCCAACTGAGGAAGAAGATCCGATGATTTCCGTAGAAATAGAAATAAACAAATATTTACAATCATTTAAAATTTTCAACTAATGGTAGAAGAAATTAAAAGTGCGTTCGAAGGCATTAAATCCGAAGTAAACGGAGCAATCGAAAGTGCGAAGGCTGATAATGCTAGTGCATTAGAAAGCGTAAAGGCTGAATTAGAAGCTACTAAAGCTTCAATTACAGTTGTTAAGGATGAAATAGAAAAATTGGAAGCAAAACAAAATCGTGTTAAAATGAATCAAACAGAAGTAAAAGGGTTTAATGCTACCCTTGCAGAAGCTATCGAACAAAATGGTGATAGCTTAGCAAAATTAGCTCGTGGTGAACAAAAGCGTTCAAGCTTTATCTTGGATACAAAGGCAGTAGGTACAATGACAGAAGCAGTTAACTTGACAGGTGACATCACTCGTCAATATGCTAATCAAGTATATGCTTTACCTTCTCGTAAAGTGCATATGCGTAGTTTGTTACCAATCGGAACAATTAATCAAGGTTTATTTACTTTCCCTTATGAAAGTGGTGGAGAAGGTGATCCAGCAGCACAAACTCAAGGTTCTTCTAAAGCTCAAGTTGATTTTGATATTACAATGAAAGATGCAGCAGCTCAGTACATCGCTGGTTATGTTCGTATCTCTCGCCAAATGTTAGATGATATACCTGCTATGACTTCTTTCTTACAATCTCGTTTGTTAGAGAAGTATTTAGTTGCTGAAGATGCTCAAATCTTAAGTGGTAATGGTACTGCTCCTAACTTACAAGGTATCTTAGGTGTAGCTACTGCTGCAACTGGTGCTGCTACAGTAGATGTAGAGCAATTAGTTCAAGCTATTGCTCAGTTAGAAACTTCTAACTATTCTGCTACAGGTATTTTAGTTAACCCAACTGATTGGGCTGCTATCATGAACACTAAGAACACTAACGCTGCTTACAGCTTACCTGCTTCTACAGTTGTTACAACTGATGGTAATGTATCTATCGCTGGTATCCCTCTTTACAAATCAACTGCAATCGCAGTAGATAAGTTTGTAGTAGGTGACTGGTCTATGGGTGCTCAAATCATGCAAAATCAAGGTATCGCAGTTCAGTTCTCTGAAATGGACGGTGACAACTTCACAAAGAACTTAATCACAGTTCGTGTTGAAGCTCGTATCGCTTTACCTATCTATTACGCAGGTGCGTTTATCTATGGGGATTTTGGCAATGTTGCTTAATCTTTAATTAGATTTACAATACAAGGGATAGCCTAGAAAGCTATCCCTTTTTGTTTACACTAAATTTTAGTTATTTTTGTAAAAATTAGCATAATGCAGATACTAAGAGATGTAACGACTACAGTAGCCCCTTCGGCAACAATCGTTACCTTACAGACCGCAAAGGATTATTTAAGAGTAGATTATAGCGAAGATGATACTTTGATTACTAACCTTATAGAAACCGCTAGGATCAGATTAGAGCAGTACGCTTCAGTTGCTATGACTGCTAGAACCCTAAAGGTGGTAGCTTATGTAGATGAGTTTATAGAGCTTCCTTATGCTCCTATTAACACTATTTCATTAGTAGAATATTGGGATGGTGCTGCATGGGTAGCAATGGTACTTGGAGATTATAGAGTTATAGGTGATACCTACAAAAAAGTTTATTTTAATTCACCTCTTATGAGTGACTTTAGATTCACTTATACTTGTGGATATGCCACTACTCCAGAGTCTATGAAAACGGCTTTGTTGAAGATGGTAGGTGATTTGTACGAATACAGAGAATCAAGTGTTGAAAGCTCTAAGCCTTCAGCTAACTTAACAACGGCTTACGAACTAATGAAACCTTACAAAAGGGTAAGTATTATTTTCTAATGATAGGACAACTAAGAAATAGGATTACATTTAATACTAAAACAAGCGTTTCTGATAGTGCAGGAGGGTTTGTGAATACTTTAGTACCATACTACACTTGCTGGGCTGAATTGGTCACTAATACCAATTCTAGGACTAATATAGCAGGTAAGGATAGTATTAATGATGGAGCTACATTTAGGATCAGATATACAACAGGCAAGGTGTTTAACAATGCTCTTGTAATAACTTGGAAGTCAAGGACTTATATGATTAACTCTATTATTAACGAAGCTGACTTGAATCAATATTATTTAATAGGTTGTGCAACACTTAAGTAATGGCAAAGTTTGGTGTAAAAATATATGGTGTTGATGCGATAATCAAAAGGTTTGATGCAGCTCCTCAAAAGATGATGGATGAATCCAAGCTTATTATTGATGCAGCAGTTATAGAGATAGCAGCCAAAGCCAAACAGGAAGTGCCTGTAAAAACAGGAGCTTTAAAAAACTCTATTAGACATAGTAAGTTTGTACCAGGTAAAGGGGCTAGTGTAAGTGCAGGTAATACGAATGTAAGATATGCTCCTTATGTAGAGTTTGGAACAGGAACTAGATTTCAGATACCTGTTTACCAAAATTTGAATATGTCTGACCTAGAAGCATATGCTTTGACATTTAAAAAATCAAAGAAAGTAATAGGTGTTCCATATAGGCCATATATGTTTAGTTCTTATAGCGAGGTATTTACATCTATGCTTAAGAAATTGAAGTCTGTTAAGATATAAATATATTTCATTAAATTTGTACCAAAATGAAGGACTGCGGATATACATTAAGGAAAGCTTATTACGATAAGTTTATCTCAGCTTCCTACTCATTAGCTGCTTATGATACCATAGCACCTGACACAGTAGAGCCCCCTTTTTTGATTATCAGTAGTCAGACACAAGTGGACAATAGTAATAAACAAAGCTTTGCTTTTAATGTTACTATCCAATTTGACATAGTTTATAGGACTTTTAAAGCAGGGGAAGTAGGGCAGAAAACTGTTGATACTTATGCAAATGAACTATTAGAGATAATAGGTGTTAGACCACCAAGCTATCCTAATACTGCACCTGACTTTAAAATAGTCACTTGTAAGGTTGCTAGTAATATTGCTACCTTTGACTATGTGGATGAGGCATATGTGTTTAGAAGGGTTATAACAATGGATCATTTCGTGAATCAATTAACATAAAAGAAAAATAAAATAAAATGGCAACAACAAGTGTATTTAACGGAACTTCATTAGTAGTTCTAATTGGAACTGAAGTAATAGGTTTCGCTACTTCATGTTCTTTAAGTTTGGCTATTGATACTCCAGACGCATCTACAAAACAAAGCTTAGGATGGGCTGATGAGATTGGTGGACAAAAATCTTGGTCTTTAACAACTGATGGCTTAGCTACAGTAGTTCCAGGAACAGTTGCTACTTATGTAACTACTGCTGAATTGAATGCTTTAGCAATCGCTAGAACTTCAGTTTTAGTTAAATTTACAACAGTAGATAACTCAACAGTTGGTGGTGTAACTCCAGTTACAGGAGATGTGATTTATTCAGGTCAAGCATTTATTGAGAGTGTAGATATGACTGCTGATATGGAGAATCCAGTTACTTACTCAGTTTCTTTCAAAGGAACAGGGCCATTAACTATCGCTACCAACGCATAGTAAAAACAAACCAAAAAAACCAAACATATGAGAGGACAATTTGAATTAACTCTTTCCGATGGAAAGAAGATACCGATGCGTTTTTGTACTTGGAGTCTTAAAAGATTCTGTAAGCTACAAGGCATAGGGCCTTCTGACATAGGAGATGCTTTAAGTGGCAAAGATTCAATAGAAGCTATTGTTAACTTATTAAAATCTGCTGCTGAATATCCATTATATTCTCAAGGCATTACTCCAAGTTTTACAGAAATGGAAGTATGTGATTGGATAGATGATATGGGTGGGATGGGTGGCAATAAGTTCCAAGAGGTAATGGCAGCACTTTCAGAAAGCATGAATAGTGGTATAGAAGATAAGCCAACAAAGTCAAGTAAAAAGGATGGAGTAAAAAAAAATTAGAGTGGATTGACATAGAAAGATATACAATGGGGGAGTGCAAAGTGCTTCCCCATTTGTTTTGGGAGATGACCATGGCTGAATTAGACTTTATATGGTATGGGTATAGACACGAGGAAGAGCAAAAGTGGATTAGGACTAGGTGGCAGACAACTTTACTAATTAATATTCAATTACCAAAGGGTAAGAAAGTTAAGCCACAAGAGCTTATTGAATTAGACTGCGATACTCGTAACTTTGTGAAGCAAAGAGTGATGACAGAGGATGAATTAAAAGAAGTTTTAAATAAATACAAAATCGCTAAACCGATAAGATAATGGCAGATAATCAGATGGTTAAGATAGTCTTTGACTTTGATTTAGGAAATGTTCCTGCATCAGCAAAGAAACTTAGTCAATATTTAAAGGATAATAGTTTAGATTTAAAGTTTACCAAGGCAAGTGTTGATGGTTTATCTGCTAGTTTAGGACAACTTGCTACTCAAGAAACTAAAGCAGGTAATGCTGCTGCTGCCGCAGGAAATCAGCTTAAGAAATCAAATATGCAATGGACAAACTTTGCATTAGTTATACAAGATTTACCTTATGGGTTTAGGGGTATTCAAAATAATTTACCTGCTCTTATGGGCGGATTTGCAGGAATGACAGGGCCAATTTATTTAGCTGGTTCTGCACTTATTGCCTTTTTTACTGCATGGGATAATGGATTTTTTAAATCTAAAACATCAGCAGATAAATTAAAGGAAAAAACAAAAGAGCTTAGAGATGAAATAATCAAGTCAACGCAAAGCGCTAGAGAGCAAGGAATTACATTATTAGCATATGTAGCTATAGCAAGAGATGTAACTCAGTCAGAAAATACTAGAAACGAGGCACTAGAAAGAGCTAATGAAATATATGGCAGACATAATGAAAAACTAACTCTTGCAAATATTAATACTGAAAGAGTTAAAAAAAGTCTTGATGGATATATAGAAAGCTTAATTCAATTAGCAGTAGCTGAAAAATATGCAGGTCAGATTGCAGATAATATAATAGAACAAGGGCTTATACAAGCAGATATTGATGAAGCTAATATTAGAAGACAAAATTTATTATCTGAAATTAGAGGTAAACAAACAAATGAATCAAGAGATATTCTTATTGTTCAAGATGAATATGCTACTGTTTTAGATGAAATAGCAACTCTTGAAAAAGAGAAGTCTACATCAATGGCCAATGGTACAAAAACAATAGAATTACATTCTGCTGCAATGAAAAAGGCAGTATTATTGGCTGGTAAATATGGTAGAGTTCCAAAAGCTGAATCTAACAAACAAGAAATATCAGATAGAGAAAAAGCTTTAGCAACAATAGCAGAGAATGAAAGAAAAGCAGCCTTAGAATTATATGATGAAAAAGATAAAGAGCTAAGGCAAATAACATCAAAGTATAGAGAGCAAATTGATTTAGCTACTAAATATGGTAAAGAAACTATAGTTTTAGAAGAAGCATGGAGAGCAGAATTAGCAGCAGTAAGGAAAAAGTGGGATGATAAAGAAGCTAAAGAAGCTCAAGAAAATGCAGACAAAATAGCTAAAATACAACTTGATACTAGATTTGATTTAGCTAGTGCTATTGCTAAAATAAACTCTGATTTTGCTAATGAAGATGTTAAAAATGTAGAAGCACAATTATCATCTACATTAAAAGCAACTAAAGGGAATTATAACGCACAAGCAGCTGCAATACAAGCCTCAATCGATAAAATTAATGCTTATAAAACTGCTGCAATAGAAGCTGGTTATGGCACGGCAGAATATGAAAAAGAACTTGAAAAACTAAAGGCTACATTAGAGGGGCTTGTTGATCCATTAGAGCAAATGGAAATAAACATTAATAACACATTAAATAGTTTAGCATCAGGCGCTTTAGTTGAATTAGGAACGCAAATAGGAAATGTTTTTTCAGGCTCAGCATTTAGTTTAGATGGGTTTTTAAGTATGCTTGGAGATGGATTGATACAAATAGGAACATATTTAGTTTCTATTTCTACTGTTTTTGTAGCTATTAAAAAATTATTTGAATCTGGTGGAGCTTTTGCTGAATTAGCTATACCAATAGGATTAGCGGCTATTGCTACAGGGGTTGTTATTAAAAATAAATTAGTAAAGCAAAACACACCTAAATTTGCGAATGGTGGTATAGTTAGTGGCCCTACAATGGGATTAATGGGTGAGTATCCTGGTGCACAAAGCAATCCAGAGGTAATTGCTCCATTAGATAAGCTTAAATCAATGATTGGCGGAGGAGGAAATGGAGAATTTGTGTTAAGAGGGAATGATTTAGTTTTAGCTTTACAACGATCTAATTCATCATTAAACCTAAGAAGAGGTGGCATATAATTTAAAATATCAAATAACTGCTGCAACCAAAAACGATAAAATTGCGGTTGTTGAAATGTATATTGATGAAGCAGTTGCTTCTGTAATTGAATATCAAGCAATGAGTATTGAATTGCAGTATATACCTAAATCAGATGATATTTACGAGCCTATTTACGCTAGTCAATTAGGTATTACAATAGATGTTACAGATAACCAAGAAAACATACCAAACTTTACAACACTAAACGATAGAAAATATTTAGTTAAATTAAAAATAGATGGAAGCGTATATTGGCAAGGATGGGCTTTAAGCGATAATGTTCAATATTCATTTAGCACAGGAAGGAAAAGCTTATCATTTAATGCTATTGATGGATTAGGAATGTTAGATTATATTCCATTTACATATGTTGAAACTAATGTAGCAGGTAATACCAAATTAAGTCCACAAACAGTTCTTTACTTTTTATATAATTGTTTAGCTAAAATAGGATTCCCAGTAGGATTAAATCTATTAACTGCTTGTTCTTATTACGCATCAGGAATGCTTAATAGGGGGGACAATAGTCAATACGAACCTTTTAATCAAAGTTATTTAAGGCCTGTTTACTTCCAAAATGATGATGAATCATATGAGGATTGTTTAGTTATTTTGACTAAGATATTAAAGTCATTTGGGTGTAAATTATATCAAGCTAACAACAAGTGGAATATTGTAGCGGTAAATGAATTTGCTGCTGCTCCATATTTTGCATATACATATTACACAGAGTATAGCAATGATGGAACATTATTAACATCTGGTACATTTAATACATTAAGTGAAATTCAGCCATATGTAGGAAATACAAGCGGTTTATATTTTACTAATAATAGTCAATTTAAATTATTTAAAAAAGGCTATAATAATTTTAGTTATAAATATAATATTAATTATTCCCCTAATTACATATCTAACTTTAACCTAAAAAGCCTAACAGGCGGATTCCCTACATTGTGGCAAACATTTAATCAGGGTTCAGGCGGAAGCGTTACAATAGTTAGTAAGCCTTATGAAGCAAGTGATTGGTTTAATATTACATTAGGAACATCTACAGGTGTTACAGGATTGACTGAAGTGCATACAAATCCTGTTGGATATGTAACGGCTAATGACAAAATAAAATACACGCAAACATTTTATGCACAAACTGAAAATAAAGTAAGAGGACAAATACAAATACAATTAACAGGTATTGGTAGTGGTGCTCCTATTTTTTATATTAATAAAGATGGCATTTGGCAAAGTGCAGCAGTTGCCCCATTTGATAATTATTATCAAGTAGAGGCAGTTGATAAAGATGAAATAAACGAAGTATCAATAACTACTCCACCAATACCAATAAATGGCACTTTGGCAATTACTTATATGTTAACACAAGATGTTGTTAACTGTGCAACTAATGTAAAAATTGGATCATTTGGATTAACCTTTGAATCTCCATTAACATCAATATCATCTACATCAATAGTAGATGCCAATAATCAGTATCAATTAGAAGTTGATTTTCCTTTAGGTTATCCAATTTATGATGATGATGGTGTAAATAGAGTACAAGCAAATATGGCTTATGGAACTATACAACAATTAGTATCAGGGAACTTTGTATCTGCAACAGGATGGTATAGATATGGCCCTTATACAACTCCTACAGATGGATTAAGCCAAACAATAATGAAAGAGTACATAAATAGTTATAGAAGAAACTTAATTAATGTAGATTGTAACCTATTTGGAATAACAACAAGTAATGGTAGTTTTGCAGCTAATAAACTACTAAAAATACTAGATACCGATGCAGCACAAATAAACATTCAGAATAAAAGATATATGACTGGGAATATGACTATTGATATTGTAGGTTGTGAAACTCAAGCAACATTGCTAGATATTACTAATGAAGAGATTGCAAGTACAATAAATACAATATTTACAGTAAATGGAATACCTTATAATTAAAGAATAAACGAATAAAATGGCAAGTGTAATAAACGGAACGAATATAGTCTTATACGAATATGATAGCAACGCTATCTATTTCTTTAATGGAGATTTTGGTGGAGGTGTCTTTGATGGCATTGTGTGTAAGCAAATGAGCAGAACTCAAGAGGTAGAAACCTCATCAAATTTTACTAAAACAGGAGCAGGTACAATAGCTGCGTTTATTACAGATGCTGGAGAGCCTGGAGTAACTACAATACCATCAGGAACTTGGAGCTTTAGTGCTTATTATTCTATTGTTACTGCCTTTGCAGGAGCTCAAATTAAATACGAGCTATACAAATATAATGGTAGTGTTGCGACATTGTTATTTACATCGGCAACAACGACCTTAACAGCCCTAACAAAGACCTTATATACTACGGCAATGACAGTTACCGAAACAACTATAGGCTCGACAGATAGGCTTCTAGTTAAGGTTATTTACCTAGGTACAACTACCAATCAAATCACCATTTATACTCAATTTACTAATCCAGCTCAAGTAACTACAACTATACCATTAGGAACTCCAATGGGAGCTTCTACAAGTTGCTCATTTGAGGCATCTACTGAACAAGTAGAAGTAACCTCTCAAACATCAGCTTGGTTTAGGGAGTTTAAAAGTGATATTACTTCATGGACAGTTAATTGTGATGGCTTTATAGCCTTAAGCGGTTACTCCTATCTTGCTTTAATGCAGAAACAATTAAACAGAGCTTCAATAGATGTAAGATTTTCTATAGACAATGACAATGCAGATAATAGTGATACTTATGGCTATTCAATAGTAAGCGGAACGGCTAATATCACATCTATTAGCTTAAGTGCTCCTGTAGAGGGTGCATCTACTTATTCATTGGCATTACAAGGCACAGGCCCTTATTCAATAACAGGAACTCAAGTTATAGACGGAGGTTCTACAATATCAACTTCAAGCGTGAATAGTTTTTCTTATACGGCAGCAGGTGGTGAAACAACTGTTACCTTCTCAGGTGCAATCGGATCTACTTGCATATCGGTTACAAGAGGTGGTGTAGAGGTTAGAACGATAGCTACAAGCGGTGTACCAACGGATGAGAATGTTACCTTTAATAGTGCCACAGGAGTTCTTACCTTTGCAACGGCAAGGCCACTAGAGGTGGATGAGTTTGTAAGAATGATTACTAAATAATTAATTAGAAATAGAATGAGTCAACAAATACAGATTACTGGAGGTGCGAAAGTTAGAGATTTACAAGATGTCATTATTGGCACAAGTGGAGTATTAAGTTCTGTAGCTTTTGATGTGGCTAATGGTGTGCCTAGGCTTGACTCTAACGGAAAGATATTAGTATCTCAGCTACCTAACTCTGTAATGGAGTATAAGGGCACTTGGAATGCTGCTACTAACACACCAACCCTTGCTAATGGCACAGGTAACCAGGGCGATGTTTACTTATGTAATGTTGCAGGTACTGTTAACTTTGGTGCAGGGCCTATATCTTTTATAGTGGGTGACTCAGCAGTTTATAGCGGATCAATATGGCAAAGGTCAGGTGGTGCGACAGGAAGCGTAACCTCGGTTGGCTTATCTACCAATGGTGGAGCAATAACAATAGGCAATTCTCCAATTAGTACAAGTGGTACGATAACTGCTAATTTCAACGGAACAAATCTTCAGTATGTAAACGGAGCAGGAAACTTGACAACCTTCCCTACTTTAATCACTTCCATAGGTTTATCTATGCCGAGTGCTTTTAGTGTCGCAAATAGTCCCTTAACGGCTAATGGAACGATTGCAGTAACAGGAGCAGGTGTTGCTTCACAATATATCAGGGGAGATGGTACTTTAGCAGATTTTCCTTCAAGTGGCGGTGGCGGTTCATCGGTTTCGTATTATCTTAACGGAGGAACAAGTCAAGGCACTATTGGTGGTGTTACTTATTATGAAATGAGTAAAACTGCGGTGATAGGAACAGGGGTTGATTTCGCTAAATCAGGGGATGGTTTTATAGTAGCTTTCTTAACGGATGCTAACGACCCTGCACAATTAAACATTCCAGCAGGAAATTGGAACTATGAGATTTATGCTTCAATGAGTTCAAATGGTGGTACTCCACAATTATATGCTGAACTTTATGTTTATAATGGTACTACTTTTACTTTGATTTCTACAAGTAGCAATGAGATTTTATACGATGGAACTAATTTGAATTTGTATTCATTTGCAATGACAGTTCCTGCTACAACTTTAGCTTTAACGGATAGGTTAGCTATTAAGTTATACGCTACGAATAGCGGTGGTAAGACTACAACAGTTCACACCCAAGATTCTCATTTGTGTCAAATTATAACAACTTTTAGCACAGGAATTACTGCATTGAATGGTTTGACTGCTCAAGTGCAATATTTTCAAACAGGAACAAGTGGAACGGATTTCAATATCTCAAGTACAACGGCTACGCATACTTTTAACTTACCAACGGCAAGTGCAGCGAATAGAGGTGCATTAAGTTCAGCAGATTGGTCAGTATTTAACGCAAAGCAGAATGCTATTACATTAACCACAACAGGAACAAGCGGTGCAGCTACATTAGTAGGAGCAACTTTAAACATTCCACAATATCAAGCGGCAGGCACTTATGTTACTTCGGTAACGGCTACTGCTCCTTTAAGTTCAAGTGGAAGTACAAACCCTAATATAACAATATCACAAGCGACTACAAGCACTGATGGTTATTTATCAAGTACTGATTTTAACACGTTCAATAATAAAATATCAGGTTCGGGTACTGCTGGATATATAACAAGATACACAGGTTCAGGTAGTACAATAGGAAATAGTGGACTTTACGATGATGGTACAACTGTATCTTTAATCAGTAGAGCATTAAGTGGTTCAAGTGCAAGTTTTGGTTCATCGGTTACTGCTACATCATTTGTAAAAACAGGTGGTACATCTGCTCAATTTTTAAAGGCAGATGGTTCGGTAGATAGTTCAACTTACTTAACTACAAGTGCAGCGGCTTCAACTTATCAAACTATTCTTACTAACCCAGTAACAGGTACAGGAACGACAAACTACCTACCTAAATTTACAGGTACAAGTTCAATAGCAAATAGCATTATTTATGATAATAGCGGTAATGTATTAATCAATACAACTGATGCTTCAATAGGACATAGATTAGCGGTTTATTCAGCATCGGAAGCTGCACAAGTTAGAGTAATGGGTGGTGCTCCTTCGGTATTATTTACTAATACGGATAACGCATCATTTATATATTCTGGTTATTTGGGAATAGCTACATCGGTAAATAACTTTGTAACAGGTACGAGTATTGGAGATTATGTAATGGCTAATAACTCTAATTTCTCTTTAGTTTTTGCTACTAATGGTAGTATAAAAATGAAGATGTTTGCTAATGGTAATTTAGCAGTTGGCACTACAACCGATTCAGGCTACAAGCTAGATGTTAATGGTACAGGAAGGTTTAGTGGGAATGTTGGTATAGGAGGAGCAAGTCTTACTTCATTATGGCAAGGTCAATTTTTACAAGTTTCGTCAGACTTAATATTAGGCAGATTAACTGTTAATGGATATTCATATTGGGGACATAATGTAGCATTTAATGGTTCTGCATTTAAGTCTATAAATGGTGGAAGCGGAGCATTAATTGGATTAAGTGGAGCAGGTGGATTTAATATTGATTTTGCTAGTGGTGCAGCTGCAGCAGGTGATACTTATCCAACTTACGCAACTAAATTTGCTTTAACAAATGCAGGAGCAGCTACATTCTCTAGTAGTGTTACCGCTGCATCATATTACGGACAAACATTAACAACATCATCTCAATACGCTATTAACTTAAACAATAGCATTGATAATCAAATTTGTTTAGCAGGTAATGCAAGGATGACAGTTGTTGATTATACTGCAACAAAATATTTATTTACAATAACTCCAACAGGCAATGTAGGTATAGGAACAACTTCCCCGACATACCCATTAACAGTTGTTTCAAATAGTAGCACACAAGGTTTTAGATTAGCTGGTAGGTCAAGTGATAACATAGCAAATATGTCTTTTACATCAAATGACCAAGCTACTGAATATGCGTTTATGAATACTGCGGCTACCTATTTAGCAATAGGTACCAACGGAAGCGAAAGAATGCGTATTACAAGTGCGGGTAATGTATTTATAAATGCTACATCTGGTGGGAATGAAAGATTTAATGTTACACAATCGGGAGCGAATTGGGCTCAAGCAATAAACCATACAAACTCTACTCAATTTTTTATGGATTTGAGATATAACGGAACTCAAATTGGTAGCATTATTGGAAATGGAACTACAACTACTTATAATGTTACTTCGGATTATAGACTAAAACAAGATTTAAAAGATTATAAAGGATTAGAATTAGTTTCTGCAATTAGGACTTATGATTATGAATGGAAATCGGATAAGTCAAGAATGTATGGTGTAATTGCTCACGAATTAAAAGAAGTTATACCTTATGCAGTATTTGGAGAAAAAGATGCAGAACAAATGCAACAAGTAGATTATTCTAAAATAGTACCTGTATTAGTAAAAGCTATACAAGAACAACAAAAACAAATAGAAGAACTTAAACAATTAATAAAATAATATGACAACATACAATTGGGTAATTAATCAATTAGACACAAAACCAAAAGAAGATGGTTTAACCGATGTAGTTTCAGTAGTTCATTGGACTAGAACTGCCGAACAATATGTAGGTGCTGAACCTATTAATGTTTCAAGTTATGGAACAATGGGTTGTACTACTCCAAGTTCAACTGATTTTACTGCTTATCCTGACTTAACCTTTGAACAAGTTTGCGGTTGGTTAGATGCAGGATTAGATGTAGCTTCTATTGATTTGGGATTAGATGGTCAAATAGAGAACATTATAAACCCACCAATTATAGTATTGCCTTTACCTTGGACAGTTGCTGAAGTAACCGAATAGTACTAATTTTGGCAAAACCAATATTATGAAAACAGCAATGCAAGAATTAAAAGAGGAAATACAAAGTAAAGTTTTTCCGCCAACTTACAATGATGGTAACTTAACCGATTACCAATATGGGCATAATGTAGCTTATGGAGTGGTATTAACTATTGTTGAATACCTACTTGAAAAAGAAAAAGAGCAGATAATCAATGCACATACTGAAGGGTATTCTAATTATGATTCCGAAATGACATCAATAGAATATTACAACCAAACCTATAACAATTAACTATATTTGTAAAAAAATCAATCAAATGAAATATTCACAACTAAACACCCTAGTCGCATCAATTAATGCGGTTATTGGTTCACAGGAAACAAAAGTTCAAAAGAAATTATTTAAGATTTATGAAAAAGTCAAATCACACCACGAAAGCTATCAAGCCCAAGTTGAAGAACTCCGCCTTGATAACGCATCAACCGATGATAAAGACATTTTATTATTGGATGAGAAAGGTGGTTACAAATTTACTAAAGAGAACATCAAAAAACTAACTGCTCAAGTTAAAGAACTAGGGGAGAAGGAGTTTGACTTTACACCGATTCCTGTGGTTAACCCACAAGGTTTAGAGGGCTTTACATTCCTTGAAGATTGGACTACTGGTATTACTTTTGTTAAAGAAGAAGAGGAAGAGTTATAATGAAGTTCGTTAAGGACAATATTTTGTTTATAGCCATAGTACTACTCGTGTTATGGCTATATTTTTTGGTTAAACCTAGCTATATACCTAGGATGGATAATGGATTTGATACATCCAAGTTTAAGAAGGTGCAGGTAATCCATGATACTCTGTACTCAAAAGCGTACATAAATCGGTACAAAAAAGGGGATTCTATACCTTATAAAGTCATAGATACCATTTATACGCATATATCCGATACGATACGCATAATATCCGATTACAACCAAGTCAAGGCTTATTCCGACACTATTAAGAAAGATTCTAATATCTTTGTAATAGATGATACTATCAGCCAAAATAGGATCATCAGTAGAGGCTTTAAGGCAGATATAACCCAAAAAACCATCGTTG